TTTGCTGGTGTTGGAAATCAAGTAGGTACACTTGGTGTTGGGGTTGGTACTGATGGTGATAACCTTAAAGGTAAAAACTACGGTGGCAAACTAAATTACACAACAACAGGTGCTCTTAATTCTGGAATTGATGATATCATTACTGGATTAGGATTATTTGAGAATACTGAAGAGATTGAAGTTGACTTCATTCTTATGGGTGCTGCTCATTATTCTAAAGAGCAATCACAAGCAGTTGCTGAAAAAGCAATCGCAGTTGCTGAAGTAAGAAAAGATGCAGTCGCATTTATCTCACCTTATCGTCAAGCATTCTTGAATGATAGTTCAGTTGGAACTGTAACTGTAAATAACATAGACACAATGACAGATAATGTTGTTGGTTTCTATGCTCCAATCTCGTCAACAACATTTGGTGTATTCGATAGTGGATACAAATACATGTTTGATAGATTTAATAACACATTCCGCTATGTTCCTCTTAATGGTGACATTGCTGGAACTTGTGCAAGAACTGATATCGAACAGTTCCCTTGGTTCTCTCCCGCAGGTACTGCAAGAGGTTCCATACTCAACTCAGTGAAACTTATCTACAATCCAGGTAAGAAACAGAGAGATATTCTATATTCAAATAGAATTAATCCTGTCATTCTATCACCTGGTGCTGGTATTGTACTCTTTGGAGACAAAACAGCGTTTGGTAAGTCTTCAGCGTTTGATCGCATCAACGTTCGTAGATTGTTCATCTTCCTTGAAGATGCGATCTCAGCAGCAGCGAAAGATCAACTCTTTGAGTTTAATGATGAACTTACAAGGACAAACTTTGTAAATATCATTGAACCATTCCTTAGAGATGTTCAAGCAAATCGAGGAATATTTGATTTTGTTGTTATCTGTGATGAAACTAACAACACTGCAGCAGTCATTGACGCAAATGAATTTGTTGCGGACATCTTCATCAAACCAGCGAGATCAATTAACTTCATTGGTCTAACCTTCGTTGCCACCAGAACTGGTGTTGCATTTGAAGAAGTAATTGGTTCCGTTTAATTAACAGAGGTTTAATCAACTATGGCTAGTAGAAATCAGGTCAATCCACCACCACTAAGGACGATTTCCGACTTCAAGAGTAAGTTGACAGGTGGCGGTGCCCGTGCTAATCTGTTTGAAGTTGTCCTCACATTCCCAGATGCTGCTCAACCAGATCAGGATGTTCTTGACAAATCAAGATTTTTAGTTAAAGGGGCACGACTTCCAGCATCAAACATTGCACAAATCGAAGTACCATTCAGAGGAAGGGTACTCAAAATCGCAGGTGACAGAACGTTCGATTCTTGGACAGTTACAGTTATCAACGATACAGACTTCTCAATCAGGTCTGCATTTGAGAACTGGATGAATACAATTAACAAGTTAAATGATAACACTGGATTAGTTAATCCTGCTGATTATCAGTCTGACGCATTTGTATTCCAACTTGATCGTGACGGACAAACACTCAGAAAGTATCGCTTCTATGATACCTTCCCAACACAGGTTGGTCCTATTGAGCTTTCATACGATGCTCAAGGAATTCAGGAATTCACTGTTGAACTTCAGGTTCAGTACATTGAGATCCTAAAGGGTGATAGTCCTGTTGCACAGGGTGAAAACATCAGCTAAATAGAACATAATACAAAGTTCATAATATAATGGCAAAACTTTTTGGTTTTTCAATTGAGGAAACACAGGATAAATCCGCTAGTATTATCAGCCCTGTCCCCAAAAATAATGAGGACGGGGTTGATAATTATATTGCTAGTGGTTTTTATGGTCAATACGTAGATATTGAAGGTGCATATCGTGATGAACACGAATTAATTAAGAGATATCGAGAGATGGCACTGCATCCAGAAGCGGATGGTGCTATTGAAGATGTTGTTAATGAAGCAATAGTCAGTGATTTATATGATTCTCCTGTTGAAGTTGAATTGTCAAATTTGAATGCAAGTGAAGGTATAAAGAAAAAAATTAGAGAAGAATTCAGATATCTTAAAGAATTAATGGACTTTGATAAAAAGTCTCACGAAATTTTTAGAAATTGGTATATAGATGGTCGTTTATATTATCTAAAAGTCATAGATTCAAAAAATCCACAAGAAGGAATACAGGATTTGAGATATATTGACCCAATGAAATTAAAATATATTCGTCAAGAAAAGAAAGCAAATGGTAGAGATGATCCATATGTAAGAATTAATAATAAATCTGATGATGTTCCAAATCCTAAGTTTGATGAATATTATATCTACACAATGAAACCTAATTATCCTACAGGCATGATTGCACAGGCAGGTAAAGGTTCAATAAAAATTGCAAAAGATGCAATTACATATTGCACATCAGGTTTAGTAGATCGAAATAAAAATCGTGTTCTTTCATATCTTCATAAAGCAATCAAAGCACTTAATCAATTAAGAATGATTGAAGATAGTTTGGTTATCTATCGTTTATCAAGAGCACCAGAAAGAAGAATATTTTATATTGATGTTGGTAATCTACCAAAAGTAAAGGCAGAGCAATATCTTAAAGAGGTAATGAGTCGTTACCGTAATAAACTCGTTTACGATGCACAAACTGGAGAAGTTCGTGATGATCGTAAATTTATGAGTATGATGGAAGATTTTTGGTTGCCAAGAAGAGAAGGTGGAAGAGGTACAGAGATTTCAACTTTACCAGGTGGTCAAAATCTTGGAGAACTTACAGATATTGAATACTTCCAGAAAAAATTATATCGTGCATTAGGTATTCCAGAATCAAGAATCGCTGCAGAAGGTGGATTTAATTTAGGTAGATCATCCGAAATATTAAGAGATGAACTTAAGTTTGCAAAGTTTGTAGGTCGTTTAAGAAAGAGATTTGCAAATATGTTCAATGATATGCTTAAAACACAGTTAATATTAAAGAATATAGTAACTCCAGAAGACTGGGAAAAAATGGAAGATCATATTCAATATGACTTCTTATATGATAATCAGTTTGCAGAACTCAAAGAAACTGAAATGATACAAGGTCGTTTAGGTAATCTTGCACAAATTGAACCATATATTGGTAAGTATTATTCTACTGAATTTGTAAGAAAGAGAATATTACGTCAAACAGATCAAGAGATTGAAGAAATTGATATGCAGATTGAGGAAGAAATCAAGAATGGTATACTTCCAGATCCATCTCAAGTTGATCCAATAACAGGTGAACCACTACCTCAAGAAGGTGGAGATCTTGGTGAAGTTCCTCAAGATGATAACTTAGATGCACAAGGACAAGTAACTGATGCAGAGTATCAGAAGGATACCAAATCAGCCGAGATATAAATAAACATATTGCTATAAATTAATCTTATGGAAGAATTAGTGGATTTGATTGCGACAGACGCTAGTGCTAGTGATGTTTCTGATAAAATAAAGGATGCATTAATGGCAAAAGCAGCTACTCGAATTGATGCTTTGAAACCAGAAGTTGCCTCATCTGTGTTTGATGAAGTACCAGAGGAAGAAGAAGTATCAGATGAACAACCAACTGAAGAGGAAGAATAATGAAACTTATCACAGAAGAAGTCTCACAAGTAAAATTCATCACTGAAAAATATAAAGGCAAAAAACGTCTTTGTATCGAAGGTGTATTTCTTCAAGGTGGTATCAAAAATCGTAATGGAAGAATGTATCCCGTTGATATTCTTGAAAGAGAAGTTAACAGATATAATAAAACCTTCATCAAAGAAGGTAGAGCACTTGGTGAACTTGGTCATCCAGAAGGTCCTACAGTTAACTTAGATCGTGTATCTCACAAAATTACCTCGCTCGTAAGAGAGGGAAATAATTTTAGAGGAAAAGCGACTTTGCTTTCAACTCCAATGGGTAAGATTGCATCATCATTGCTAGATGAAGGAGTCAAACTTGGAGTATCTTCTCGTGGTGTTGGTTCACTTAGAGAGAGTAATAATGGTTGTAAAATGGTAGGCGAAGACTTCCAATTAGCAACCGCTGCCGATATAGTGGCAGACCCTTCCGCACCAGACGCTTTTGTGAATGGAATTATGGAAGGAAAAGAGTGGGTATGGGAAGGAGGAACACTCCGTGAACAACTCGCAGAAAGAACTGAGAAGCGTATTAATACACTTGTCACTCAAAAAAGATTAGAGGAAAAGAAGTTAAGTCTCTTTCAAGATTTTCTAAATAACCTCTAAATATAAAAGATCTATAAATAAGTATAGATTCTTACGAATTTAAATAAATCCACGGTAACTTTTTACACTAAATGGAAAACATCGAAGAAAACGTAGTCACCAAAGGTGCAAAACCTGCAGATCCAATGCCTTCATCAGGCATTCCAGTAGAAGATCTAGGTGGACCTACACCAGAAAACTATAAACCTGATGACGATTCAGCTAAGCTGAAGGATCCATCTGCAACTCTTGCACAAGTCAAAGACGTTGTTAATGCTAAAGCCATGAAAGCGGAAGAGGCAGAATCCGAAGCAGAGGAAGTTATCGAGGAAGAAGAAGCAACTACAGATGAAGTAGTCGCTGAAGAAGAATCAGAAGCTACTGATGAAGTAGTTGCTGAAGAAGAAACTTCAGAAGAAGAAGAAGTTGTCACTGAAGAAGAAGAGCCAATTGACATCGAATCAGATGTACAAGCACTTCTTGAAGGTGAAGAACTTTCTGAAGAGTTCCAAGACAAAGCAAGAACAATCTTCGAGGGTGCAATCAGATCTAAGGTTGCAACTATTAAAGAAGATTTACAAGAAGCATATGCTGAAGCTCTTGTAGAAGAGTTAGACAGCATAAAGGCAGGATTAACTGAAAGAGTTGATGCCTACCTAGAGTATGTTGCTGACGAGTGGATGCAGGAAAATGCATTACAAGTTGAGCAAGGACTCAAAACAGAAATGACAGAATCATTCCTAGAAGGAATGAAGAGTCTTTTTGAAGAACATTATGTAACTATCCCTGAAGAAAAATACGATGTACTTAATAGCATGGTAGATAAACTTGATGAAATGGAATCAAAACTCAATGAGCAGATTGATCGCAATGTTGCTCTAAATCGTAGATTGGCAGAATCCACTGCAGATGGCGTTTTCGCTGCTGTAGCTGAAGGTCTAGCAGACACTCAGAAGGAAAAACTCGCTACTCTTGCCGAAAATGTTGAGTTTGAAAGTGATACAGACTATCGTGAGAAACTAGAAACACTGAAGGAATCTTATTTCCCAAGTAAAACTAGTGCTCCAAAGAGCACCTCTGAGAATTTATCAGAAGAGGTTTCAACAGATGAGGTACCATCAGAAGATGTTGCCCCTAGAATGCAAGCCTATTTGGATATCTTATCCAGAGCTGCGAAGAAGTGAATTTAACATTTATTCAAACAATAAACCGTAAGAGGTAAATTTCAAATGCAAATGTATAACACAGAACATTTGCAGGAAAAGTGGGGACCTATCCTCGATTTTGACGGAGTTGATCCAATCAAAGACGCTCATAGAAGAAACGTCACCGCTATCCTGTTAGAAAACCAAGAAAAAGAATTAAGAGAGGAAGCATCTTTCCTTTCAGAACAGCCAACAGTTAACACAAACAGTGGAAGTTCAGCAGGTTTCTCTGCTGGTGCAACTGCTGCAGGTCCTGTTGCAGGTTTCGACCCAGTACTTATCAGTTTAATTCGTCGTTCAATGCCTAACTTGGTGGCATACGATTTAGCTGGTGTACAACCAATGAATGGTCCTACTGGACTTATCTTCGCAATGAGATCCAGATTCACTAATCAGAGTGGAACTGAAGCACTATTCAACGAAGCAGATACAGCATTCTCTGGTCAGAATGAAGGTTTCGACCTAACATCTGGTTTCACTGCTACAGGTTCAAACAACGTTGGTTTAGGTACAACTGCTCAGAGTGGTTCAAATCCAGGATTACTTTCTGGTTCTGCTGCTCAGACAAACGCTACTGACTACAACGTTGGTCAAGGTATGAGAACAGACGACGCTGAAGATCTCGGTACATCTGGAGATAACTTCAACGAGATGGCATTCTCAATCGAGAAAGTCACCGTGACTGCGAAGTCAAGAGCTCTAAAAGCAGAGTACAGTTTAGAACTAGCACAAGACCTTAAGGCAATCCACGGATTGAACGCTGAGGCTGAGTTAGCAAACATTCTATCAACTGAGATTCTTGCTGAAATCAACAGAGAAGTCATCAGAACAATCTATAACGTAGCGAAGCCTGGTGCTCAAGCAAACGTTGCTTCTGGTGGAACATTCGACTTAGACACAGACTCCAACGGAAGATGGTCAGTTGAGAAGTTTAAGGGTCTTATCTTCCAGATGGAAAGAGACGCTAACGCAATCGCACAAGAAACCAGACGTGGGAAGGGTAACATGATCCTTTGCTCTGCTGACGTTGCTTCTGCATTGACAATGGCTGGTGTACTAGACTACACTCCTGCTCTTAACGCTAACCTTAACGTAGATGACACAGGCAACACATTTGCTGGTGTATTACAAGGTAAGTATAGAGTGTACATTGACCCATATTCTTCAAACGTATCTGCTGATCAGTACTACGTTGTTGGATACAAAGGTTCTTCACCTTATGACGCTGGATTATTCTATTGCCCATACGTTCCTCTACAGATGGTTCGTGCAGTGGGTCA